CCACCGCGTACGTGCAGGCCGAGCGGCCGATTGACCAGATTCGCAGGATTTCCAACAAGTGAGCAGGCGTCGGCTAATTGATCTGAAGATCGACACCGAGGGCCAAAGGCTCTTGGTCGAGCAAAAGCTGCCTCCGGTCAAGTTGGCGAAGCTGATCGGGGTCTCGGCTCAACGGCTGGACGAGTGGCGGACCGGAACGACTCGCCCGAGCGGAGCGAACGCCCGGAAGATCTTCGTGGCGGTCGGGATCCCGGTCGACTCGTGGGCCCGCCTACCGGGGACGACGACGCCCGAACCCGAGGCCACGACCGAGAAGCGAGCGCTCACCTCGCTGGCGGAGATCGACGAGATGCTGGCCGCTCTGCGGGGTGGTGGAGCCCTCGTCGAGAAGGAGAGGGCGAAGCGATCCGCCGAGAGGATCGCGCTCCTCCGCCTCAAGGCCTCGATCGAGTACCGCGACGCGCTCGCCGAGGACGCGATCGTCCGGGGCCACCCGCACTGGCGCCGCATCCGGGAAGCGATCCGCACGGCGCTGGCCAAGTACCCCGAGGCGCTCGCCTCCCTGGCGGCCGAGCTGGGCGCGCTCGGCGAGTGGGAGGCGGCGACGGCCGAGCTCACGGCGGACGAGGACGAGTGACTCTCCCGGTCGAGGAGAGGATCGCTCGCTTGGCGAGGCGCGGGCCTTCGGGTCCGGCTCCTCGACGCACGATGATCACGGACATCACGTCCCTGGTGGACGAGATGATCGCCGAGTCCCGCGTGATGCGCTGGCCATCGGCACGCTACGCAAGGGACCCCGTTCTGTTCTGCCGAGAGGTCCTCGGCTTCGAGCCGTGGCAGCGGCAGATCGAGATCCTCGAAGCGCTGCGTGACGTCGGAGCGGTCGCGGGAGCGTCAGGCCGGAAGACCGGAAAGAGCCGCCTCGCAGCAGCGGCAGCTCTTTGGTACCGGGGAACGGTCCCTGGCGGTCGCGTCTACATGCACATGCCGGTCGGGGATCAGATCGAAAGGATTCTCTGGCCCGAGATCACAACGCTCCATCGCGAGAGCGGCCGGTGCCTCGCATGTCGTCGAGAAGACGAAGAGGGACCGAGACCCTGTCCGCACTCGGCGAAGCTGGACGGGATCCTCTCCCCGCGGGCGACGACAGGTCTTCGCGGCGAAGATGCGCGGACGATCTCGGCCGTCACGAGTAAGGCTCTTGAGGCCGTCTCTGGCTACTCGGGCAACCAGCTTTGGATCCTCGACGAGTCGTGCGGAATCGACGATCTCGTGTTCGACGCCATCGACGGCAACGGCCTGGGCGGGAACCTCAAAGCCCTGTATCTCGGGAACCCCACGAAGACGCGAGGACGCTTCTTCGAGTTCTTCCACGACCCAAAGGTCTCGAAGGGCATCCACCGCGTCCAGATGTCGAGTGAGGAAGCGGCGCTCGCGCGCGACAGTCGTGGGCTTCCGTTCCCAGGGCTCGCGACCGCTGCGAAGATCGAAGAGCTGAAAGAAAAATGGGGCGAGACATCCGCCCTCTACCTCATCCACGTACTCGGGCAGTTCGCCCTGAACGAAGCCGGGGCGATCTTCTCCGTCGCCACGATCGCGGAAGCGGTCGCGAGATGGGCGGATGATCCCGGGGACGGACGCCTCTACATCGGTGTGGACCCAGCCGGCGCGTCCGGACTCGGCGACGAGACCGTCTTCGCGCTTCGACGCGGAACGAAGGCTCTCTCGCTCACGCCGAAGCGTGGCCTCGACGAGAACGCACACCTCATCGAGATACTCGGCCTCGTCGAGAAGCATCGCCTCGATCGCGAGACGCCCGTCGTCGTCGTTGATCGCGAGGGTGAGGTCGGGTGGAAGCTCCACGTGAAGATCCAGGAGTTTCTCACTCCGTTTCGCGAGCCTCGACGCGCTCCCTTCGAGTACGTCGGGGTGAAGGCGTCCGCGATCGCCGAGAGAATGCCTCAGGTCTATCCGCGCACGAGCGACGAGCTGCTGGCTAATCTCGAAAAGTGGATGCGTACGGGATCCATTCCCGAGGACGACATGCTCGCGAAGGAGCTGAACACCGTCCAATGGGAGGAGCAGGTAGACCAACGGCTGAAGGCAACGCCGAAAGATGACCTCCGGAAGATCCTGGGCCGGTCTCCGGATCGACGGGACGCGTTGGCTCTCGCATGTTGGGAGCCGATCTCTCTCCGCATCCAGCAAGCAGACCTCCCGCCGAGCGCTCAGGCCTCCGTCGAGCGAGACCGGAGTGCCCTCGCTTCATCTCGTACGCCCGCCGGTAGCGGGTGGGAGAGCTTCGAGAGCGGGGATGGCGATAGGCGTGGTAGGCGCCTCGACCCGGCCCGAGTGACCCGGGACCAGCGTCGGGGCGACCGGTGATGTACGCGACGCCAGCGATGGAGAGGGCGCACACAGAGGGCCGTCGAGCCCTCCTTCGTCTCCTCCAGTCGACGACTCAAGAGGTCGTCGCAAGCCGCGTGGGCGTGAGCCGTGTCTCCGTATCGTGGTGGTGCTCTGGTCGTTCGCGCCCGGCCCGTCGCGCTCGTCAGCTACTGTCGAGCCACTACGGGATTAGCCAGGCCTCATGGGGTCCTCTCCGTTACGGGTGAGACCGGGCCATCTTCGTAACTTAGCTCATCCAGCCTCAGAGCAGACCTCATGTAGTGGGATTGCTCGATAGACTCGGCGCTCTCCTCGGACTGTCGGCATACGACCGTCCGCACGGCGTAGCCGCATCTATGCCGTCCCTCGGCGACCCCGAGATCGACGCGCGTCGTAAGGCCTTTGGCGGGCAGTTGTCGCCGATGCCGACGACGCGGACCGAGTTCTATCTCGCGGATCTCGAATACGCTGAGCGTGCAGCGGACAAGGGTGACCTCGGACCGGCCGCCAAGCTCATGCGTTCGGCCCGCCGGGATGGAATTCTCGCGGGTGTCCTCTCGACTCGTACGGACGGCCTTGTTCGTCTCCCGAAGACGTTCGCTGGCGCGGACGAGATCGTCCAAGAGCTTGAATCGACGGTCGGGGCTGTTCGCTCGACATTCGATGAGATGTTCCCGCCGTCCGAGCTGGCCTTGCTCGCAGCAGACGGGACGCTCCTCGGCGTTGGTGTCGGAGAGATGCGCCCGGTCCCGGGCCGCGACCATCCTGTCCTCGTCCGCCTCGATCCGGAGTATCTCTGGTACGACTGGTTCGCCGGCTGCTGGTTCTACCGCTCCGCACTCGGGAATCTCCCGATCACGCCGGGCGATGGACGCTGGATTCTACACACGCCCGGTGGACGGATCGCTCCGTGGAACGCAGGAATCTGGAAGGCCGTCGCGCGCTCGTTCATCCGGAAGGAGAACGCGGGACTCGCCAAAGATAACTACGAGAACACGCTGGCTAATCCAGCGATCGTAGCCGAGGCACCGGCCGGCGCGTCCGACAATATCGTGATGGAATTCTTCAAGCGCGTAACTGGCGCTTGGGGTCTCAATACCTTTTTTGGACTCAAGCCCGGATACAAGCTTTCGATCCTCGAATCGAACGGCACCGGCTACAAGTGCTTCGGCGAGACGATCTCCGCCGCGAACACGGAGATGATGATCTGCGTGACGGGTCAGACCGTCACGACGGACGGGGGCACCGGGTTCGCGAACGCCGACGTTCACAAGAGCATTCGAGCGGACCTCATCCAGAGCACCGCTGACGGTCTCGCCTTCACGATCAACTCGCAGGGTCTCCCGGCGTGGGTTGTTACCCGATTCGGGGTCGCGGCTCTCTCCAACCCGGCTGTCGTCTCGTGGGATGTCACGCCTCCGCGCGACGTTGCGACGAGGGCGACCGCGCTCGGCCAGGTGGCTACCGCCCTTGTCGCGCTCCGAAACGCCTACGGCGACCGGCTCGACATCGACCAGGTCGCCAAGGACTTCGGCATCCCGCTTCGCGTCACCGCGACGCTACTTCCGGCCTCGACGCCGGCTCTCCTCCCGAGTGGAGGGCCCAACTGATGTACGAGCGTTTTGCACCAGTCGGGAGCATGGCGATGGACCCGCGTGCACTCGGCGCGCTCTTCTCGATCGCCTCGACTCCGGACACCCGCGTCGTCGATGGCGTGGCGCTTCTCACGGTGCGCGGTCCTCTCGCGTCGCGTCGAGGTGGCTGCTTCGACAGCTACGACGCCATCCTGGATCGCCTCGATGCCGCGCTCGCTCTCACGCCGAGCGCTGTCGTCCTCGTCCTCGATTCTCCCGGAGGCCAGGCCCAGGGCTGCTTCGAGGCCGCTGCCGCGATGCGCGCGAAGGCGTCCGCCGCCGGTATCCCGCTTCTCGCCTATGTGGACGGCTCTGCGTGCTCGGCGGCTTACGCGATCGCGTGTGCAGCCTCTTCGATCGCGGTGACGCCGTCGAGCGTCGTGGGCTCTATTGGCGTCTACGAGACGCTCGTGGACCAGACCGCCGCCGACGCGGCGATGGGCCTCGCCTATCGCGTTGTCTCCACAGGTGATCGGAAGACGGATGGCAATCCTCACGTCGCTATCAGCGACGGAGCGATTGCGGCGGCGAAGGACTCCGCCGAGTACCTCGGTAATCTCTTTTTGAACCTCGTTGAGGAGATGAGAGGGGTTCCGGCCGCTCAGGTCCGGTCCCTCGATGGGGCGCTCGCGTTCGGTCGCGACGCCATCTCAAAGCGCCTCGCCGATATCGAGGTTCCCAATCTCGCAGCCCTCCTCGGGACGATCCCGATGGCGTCTGCTCCAGCCCCCCAGGTGAAGAACATGGATGACATCATGAAGGCTCTCCAGGCAGTACTCGACGACCCCAAGTCGACCGACGCCGACAAGGCCGCGGCGAAGGCCGCTCTCGCGGCGCTCGCGCCGAAGGAAGACGCACCCGCAGCGGAGGAGAAGAAGGACGCTCCCGCGCCCGCTCCTCCGAGCGACAACGATGGCGACGAGACCGCCGCAAAGGCTCTCGCCGAGGTGCACAAGCTCCGCGCCGAGATCAGCCGCCGCGAGGAAGAGGCCGAGCGCTCCACGCTCCTCGCGAGCCGGAATGACTTCGCGCCCGAGCTGGTCGCCTCGCTGAAGAAGGCGCCGATGGCGATGGTCCGCGAGATGGTCGCGAATCTCCCGCGCACGGTCCCCGCCCTCGCCGCTGCGGCATCCGTGGGTATCACCCGCGGCGAGGGTCAGGGCGAGGGCAAGGCCTCCCGTCTGCCGCCCGAAGCGAAGGCCGCTCTCGATGAGCAGATGGGCCTCTCCGCGAAGACCTACGGCGTCGTCGTCGAGGGCAACGTGCAGCGCTTCGGCGCTCCCAAGAGCGCGTGAGCTGTAGCTCCGCCTAACCGAATTTCAAAGGAACCACGACAATGGGCTACAAGACAATCCACAAGATCACCCTGCCGCTCGCAAACAGCGTTGTGGCGGCTCAGGGCGCTGTCGCCTGCATCGACCGCGCGACGGGCTCGACGAAGGGGAAGGCGGTCGTTGCTGCCGTCGACACGCACCTCATCCCGGTCGGGCGATTCTGCTCGGACCTCACGGGTGACGGGTCTACGACGATCGACATCGAGTTGTTCGAGCCGAAGCGCATTCAGTGGCTGCTCAACGACGCCGCCGACACCCTCACTGCGAGCGACGTCGGAGGGCTTTGCTACTTCGCAAGCGGCGGAACGGTCAGCGTCCCGGCAGATCCGTCCACGTATTCGGTCGCGGGTCGCGTCTGGATCGTCGAGGGGGCCGCAGGCGCCCGAATCGGAATCGAGATCGCCGACAAGGCCGCTCCGAGCGAGTGATCGCTCCACAACCATTCCACTCGAATAACGAGGCATAGAGATGTTGCTCAACCCTTCATTCATGGCGGACTTCACGACCAACCTACAGGTCGTGTCCGACCGTTCGTACCAGAACCGCTCGAAGAACATGTGGTGGGACAAGGTCGCGACGAAGCGACGCTCGTCCAACAAGCGCGAGATCCTCGGTTGGCTGCTCAATCAGTGGAAGCTCCACCAGGAGGCCACGGACGGCAACGTCGAATTCGAGGACGCGATCCAGCGTGTGATCGCGTACGAGCACAAGTTCGACAAGGAAGGCTTGGAGCTTTTCAAGTCGGACTTCGAGGACATGGATGGCAACGGCGTGAACATCGCGACGGACTTCGTCGCAAAGATGGGAGCTGAGTTCGCCTACGACCCTCAGCGTCGCCTCGCGAAGCTGATGATCTCCAACCCGAATGCGTACGACGGTCTGTCGTTCTTCAACGCGGCACATCCCGTCTCCGGGAAGGCCGGTGACACGTCGATGGGGACGTACTCCAACGTCATCAGCGCCAAGCCCATCGATACGTCGGTGACGGTCGACGTCGCTCGGATGAACCTCGGCTCGGCGGTGTTCCAGGCGACCGCGATCAAGGCACCGGACGGCTCTCCCCGCGGCATGCAGCCGGTCGGGCTCCTCGTCCCCGGCGCACTCGCGACTCGCGCGTCCGATCTGCTCGGCGCGAAGTTCATCGGTGGTTCGGGCTCGACGGACAACCAGCCGGTCCTCACGGCGTGGAACCTCGGGATGCCGCTGGTCTCCAACGAGCTGGGCGCGGCGTACGGCGGCTCGGACGTCAACTACTACCTGATCCTCACGGACACCAACGTGAACGAGATCGGCGCCTTCATCTGGTCGGTTCGCGAGGACTACTCGATCAAGTACCCGACCTTGCAGGACGCGCTCTACCAGGAAGCCAACAAGCTCCGTTGGGTTGCTGGCGGCCGCACGCAGCTCGTCCCTGGGCACCCGTTTGCCCTCGTGAAGGTCACGCCCTGACCTCTTCGCGTGAGTCGGTCTCCCCTGTCCGACCCACGCGCATGCCGACGGCCTCGCCGTTCGACGCGCCCGGCGTCGATAGCCCTTACGGGCGTCCGGGCTCTTCTTCGTTCCGCGACTAACCAGCCATGAGCACGAGTTACATCACCGTCGAACGATTCAAGACGCTCACGGCGATGCCGGCGTCTATGGTCGATCTTCTGGAGAACACGATTGCTCCAGGGTGGTTGCTCGCGAAGCTCACGGCTCGCTCGCGCTGGATCGATTCGCGGCTCACAAAGCGATACGCGACGCCTTTCGGGACTCCAGTCCCCGAGGCGATCGAAGACTGGTTGACGCGGATCGTCACGCCGCTCGCCTACCTCCGTCACGGCGTCGACCAGCTCGATGCCGAGTTTGACGCGATCAAGGCCGACGGTCAGCTCGCCGAGACCGAGATCAAAGAGGCCGCGGACGCGGAGGCCGGGCTCTTCGAGCTTCCTTTGCGCGAAGACGTGAACTCGAACGGGATCACGAAGGGTCTTCCCTACGTGTATTCCGAACAGTCTACGGTGCTCGCACAGCGCCGGAAGGCCCTTGTCGGTCGGGCCGAGACTCGAAATGGCCGAGGCACCGATGGCTGACCAGGGCTTCGCAGAACTCGACCGGATGATCGAGTGTCTTCGGACGCTCGGGCCGGCGCTCACGACAGAGGCCGCTCCCGCCGTCGCGAAGGCGGTGGAGCGTGAGCTCGACGCGCAGATCTCGCGTGCGGTCGGGCCCGACGGGCGGCCGTGGAAGGCGACGCAGGACGGCCGTACGCCGCTGCGAAACGCGGCGAAGGCTCTCTCGGTCCGAGCGATCGGTGACGTCGTCGTCGCGACTCTCGAAGGCGCCGAGGCCCGACACCATCTTGGCGCGGTGAAGGGTGGCGTGAAGCGCCAGATCCTTCCTACGGGGAAGATCCCCGACCCGGTCACGCGCGCGATCAAGACCGTCCTGACGACGGCCTTCCAGCGGAAGACGGGAGGCGTGCGATGACCACGATCCTCGCGCTCCCGATCCTCTACCAGGCGGTACAGGACCGCTTCACGGCGGAGTCCACGCCCGCGACATTCACCTTCGGCTGGCGCGAGCCGAGCCGACAGGCGGAGTCTCTCCCTCGCCTCGTCTGGGTGCCAGGCGACGACGGGAACCTCGGTGATCTGGTGCCGCCCCGCTACGCGGGCGCCGAGCCGGAGCGAGCGCTCGCGAATCTCGACGAGCTGTTCACGATCTACATCGACGCCGCCGACACGACAGACGCAACGACCGTTGAGAATGACCTGGCGCAGTACACGGCCTGTCGTCTCCTCTTCGACGCGCTCTATCGCGCCTTCTACCTCGCGGCATCAATCACCGTCGAAGTGAAGTCCGCGAGGTGGATGCCGAGAGGAGAGCGCCCCATCGGGGCGGCCCTCCGAGTCGTCGCCTCCGTTCAGGCGGTCATTCCTGACGCGCCTCTCACCTACGCGCCCGACGACACCAAGGCGCACGTCACATCTATCGAGGGTTCGACGACCGATCAGGTCGAGTCGATTCCCTCCTGAGGAGAGCACTCTATGGCTCAGCCCAAGGTCAATCAGAACGAACTGCAGAACCAGCTCGGCGTTCTCCCTCCGAGCGAGGGGAAACTGTACGCACTCGCCGGTGTCTCGTCGCAGGGACCGATCGCGACGCCCGCGACGTTCGCACGCGTCTCCGACGTCGTTACGACGTTCGGGTCCGGCCCGCTGGTCGAGGCCGCGTGCCACGAGATCGAGAAGTATGGGCGGCCCGTCTTGCTCGTCCGAACGACGGCAACGACGGCCGGCTCCTACCTGGATGCGGTCTCGCCGGTCGCGGGCTCGATCAGCGCGATCACGAAGACGGGCACGGGCTCGTCGGTCTTCACCGACAACAGTTCCGCGCCGACCGTCGGCGCGAACGTCGTTGTCCTGTTCCCTGTAGGCGGGACGCGCGGGACGCCGGGCATCATCTACCAGATCAGCCTCGACGGCGGCGCGACCTTCGGCGTCGTGAACGCGCTCGGAGCGTCAACGACCTTCGCCATCGGCGCGACGGGCGCGTCCATCGCTATCGGTGCGGGCACCGTCGTGGCCGGTGACTTCATCTCCTTCAACCTGACGGCGCCGATCGCCGGCTCGGCGGGCGAGGTCGTCACCTCCGGCCTTCAGAATACGCCGACCCTTGATGGCGCGACGCATCCCTGGGACGACTACGAGGTCCGGATCCTGTTCGTGGACGGTGGCACCCGTGGTGTCGCTGGCGTCACGTATCAGTGGAGCCTCGACGACGGCCGGACCTACTCGGCCGTGACCGCGCTCGGGACGGCGACGTACATCATCGTCCCCGAGTCCGGTGGCGTGAAGATCAACCTCGGGAGCGGGACGATCGCGGCCGGCGCCACGATCGCGTTCCCGACGGTGGCCCCGAAGTGGAACACCACCGATCTCGGCGTCGCCCTCGACGCGCTGAAGAACAGCGCCGCGAGCTGGGAGATCGTCCACGTCGTTGGACCGTGCGACTCGGACGACGCCGAGGTGATCGACCTCAAGGTCTCGGGGATGGCGAGCGTCGGCAAGTACCACGCCTTCGTCGCGTCCACGCGCCTCCCGGTCGGTGACGAGAGCGAAGCCACCTACCAGTCGTCGCTCGGCGGCGAGTTCGCGGACTTCACAACCGTCTTCGGCTCCATCTGTGCCGGTGGTGTCGAGACGATCTCCTCTGTCTCCGGTCGGAAGTACGTCCGGCCGTTCAGCTACATCATGGCCGCTCGCGAAGCGGCCTCCTCTCAAGAGGTAGACACAGCGTGGGTCGGCTTCGGGGCTCTTCCCGTCACGAAGATCCGCGACGCAAACGGCAACCCCCTCCACCACGACGAGTCGGTCAATCCCGGTCTCGATGACGCGCGCTTCTGCGTCGCACGCACGGTCGAGGGCTACCCCGGCGTGTATGTGAACCGTCCGCGCATCTTCTCGTCCGACGTCTCTGACTTCCAGTTGATGCCGCATCGGCGCGTGATGAACATCGCGCGAGAGATCTCGCGGCTCGCGATGATCCTCGAACTGAACGTCCCGATCGCGGTCGACGCGGCAACGGGCTTCATCAAGGAGCGGGCGGCTCGTCAGATCGAGGCGACCGTCACGGCGAAGCTGGCTGCGGCGCTCCTCGGGACGCCCGCAAAGGCGTCTGACGTGACGTTCGTTCTCTCGCGCACGGACAACCTCATCAGCACGAAGACGATGAACGCGACCTTGCGGATCGTCCCTCTCGCCTACGTCGAGACCATCAACGAAGAGGTCTCGTTCACCAACCCGGCGCTTCGCACCGTGAACGGATAAGCCATGGCCACCCCCCGCATCAACGGCAAGCTCTACTCCTTCGCATCGGTCTCGATTCGCGTCGGTCAGACGCTCGTGACCGCCGTGAAGAGCATCAACTACTCGGACAACCGCGAGCAGGTGTTCGGCTACGGCGCCGCGCGCGCGTTCGGGCCGCTCGCTCGAACGCAGGGCAAGTACACGGCCGACAACACGACGGCCGAGATCGAGAAGGGGCAGCTCGCCGATCTTCGCAAGGCCCTCGCCGACTCGAACGGCGGGAAGTCCTTCGGGACGGTCGAATTCGAGATCGTCGTCTCCTACGAGGAGCCGGGCCGCGGGCTCATCACGGACACGATCCAGCGCTGCACGTGGGCGAAGAACGCCGCGAAGGCCGATGACGGCGGGGACCCGCTCTATGACGCGGTCGAGTTCTCGACGATGCAGATCCTCTGGAATGGCCTCTCGCTGTTCGATCAGTCCGACGCGTGAGGAGTGAACCACGATGAGCGACATTGAACAGCGCATCGCGGCCGCAAAGGCTCGCCTCGCCGAAGCAGAGTCCAAGCGTTCCGCTCGTCTCGCCGACAAGGCAGCTCTCGCCGAGGTCGAGGACCTCGAACGCCAGGCGAAGCTCGCGGACGCCGTAGCCGAGATGGAATCGAAGCACGGCGACCTGGGGAAGAAGCTGGCGATCGTCCACGCGACGTACGCGGATGGCGCAGTAGCGGGCTCGGTGATCGTAAAGGTCGCGAGCGGTCCGGAGTGGGCCGCCTACAAAGCGAAGATCCAGGCCGCGAAGGGCGTCGAGATCGATGACACGACCGAGCGCCTTTGGCGCACGAACGTCGTGTACCCCGACCTCGCGGCGGTTGACGCGCTCTGTAAGGAACTTCCGTTCCTCTCGACGGCGCTCGGGGACGCGGTGGGCCGCCTCTGCGGCGTACGCATCGAGGACCTGGCTGCAAAACAATAGCCCTTCACGCCGAGGGCAAGCGTGATCTGGGAGCCCGAGCCCGAGCCCT